CTAGGCTGCGTGCCCCATGTTCTGCCCCACACTTGCGGATGCGGTCTGCTGGATGATCCAGCCGTCCAGCTCTGTCGAAAGCCAGAGCGATCGGGAGCAGACCTTGTGGGGCTTGGGGAACTTGCCGGCCTGCATCTGCCGGTAGATCGTCGCCGGGCTAAGCCCGACCTTTGCGCGCACGTCCTTGATGGGCAGGAGCCGCAGCTCGGTCTCGGTGTCAGGCATCGGGTGTCTCCTTCAGCAGGTACTTCGTGTCGATGTTCCAGCCGGCCTCGCGCGCGCCGAGCAGGCGCAGCTCAGCCGCGTCGAATTCGTCCAGGCGCAGGAACGCGATCGCTGCATCGATATGGCCGGGCGCAAGCACGCGCCCGCGCGACAGGCGGTCGTAGACGTTTTGCACGCAGCACTGCCATGGATCGGCCAGATCCTGGATGCGCTTGCCCTCCTCGAGGAGGTGGCGCTTCAGCACCTGGCGCACGGTGGCCTTGCCGACCGGCACGCGGATGGGCCGGCCGCCCACGGCAAGTCCGTTGCTTCGCGCCTGGCGGGGCAGAGTGCGGGAGCCGTCAGCCATTCCGCACCTCCCGATCCGGGGCGATGCGCACGCCTGCCTCGGCCAGGTGCTGGATCTCTCCGTCCTGGCTCTCGCCCTTCTCCGCAGTTAGGAAGATGTAGCCGCGCGTCCGGGGATTGGCCAGCCTGTAAGTCCTTGATCCATGCCACACCTTCATCGCATGGCTGCGCTCGACCTGGATGTCATCGACGAAGTATTTCGGCATCACTGCACCTCCGGCTTGGCCTGCTGCGCAGCAATCGCGGCATCTATGGCCGCATCGGCGTCATCACCGTTTGCGAACTCGCCGGCGCGCTCAGAGCTTGGGATTGCGATGCGCGGCGTACCCCATGGCCCGCCCTCGACAGGCTGCGCCCGCAGGTAGAGGTAGCGCATGGCGTCGATGTTGACGCACGCCGCTGTCGGCTGGGGGTGGGTGGCGAGCAGCGCACGCCGGGCGTTCGTCTCGATGCAGTACAGCTGCAGCAGCTCGTCCACCACGAGACGGTCGCCAGCGTACCAACGCTTGCCCAGCTCTTCCATGTGCTTTTCGAGCTGTCGCAGCATCTCTGCCAGCGCCGGATCCGCGCTGCCACGTGTCAGCGCGCCTCGGGCCTGTCGCAGCAGCCCCGAGTAGCTCACTCGCATTCCGTCGTGATCTTTCGCCAGGATCTGCGATTCGCGCAGCCCATCAACCGGCACAGCAGCAGCCGCGGGCGGCTGGCCGATAAAAACTCCCGCTCCGGTCGGGAAGCTAGAACGAGTGAAACCTGGCAGCCACTGAAAACCATCAGCGCTTTCTTGGTCGCACGTCGCCACCTCCACAAAATCGGTCTGCACAGCAGCAGGCGCGGGATGGGCTGGAGTGGATCGGTATAGCAATTCGTAGTCGGATAGCGGGATGGGCTTGTCGGTCAGCACATACAGCTCATGGCCTTGCTCATCCTGCTCGCCAGTGTTCATCGCGTAGACGCACTCGCCCGGCACGCCAGCGGCAGCAGGAGCAGACTGTCCCAGATCGCCGCCGAAGCCGTGCGCAATCCGCAGGGACTCGTTGGCCTTGTCCTCTGACACGAAGCCGGCGGCAACAAGCATCTTGATCGCCATCCGGTCGGCCTGCGCGGGAGGGGCAAAGTAAAGCGGCCTGCGCTCGGATGCCCGCGAGCGACCGTCATTACAATGACCTGCCGGGAAAGTGTCGGACCACATTGGGCCGAAGTTCGGATGCACAGGCACAAACGCCACCGGCTCCATCCCCACCGGCTGGCGGGCGGTAAGCATTTGCGGAGTGATCGCATGCACGACACAGCCATCGGCGCCCGCCACATCTCGCGCGTGACGCTCATAGGTCGTGACGTGGCGTTCGCCGGCTTGGGACATCCAAGTCCAAGCGAACGGGACATCAAGCGCATCCCCACCGCTCCCCGCATCTGGCCGGGCCAACTGTTCGGAATCTCCGAATGATTCGTTCAGACCGGCGGCTGCGCTGCGCTGCTGCAACTGTCCGGAATTGCCGGAATGTTCGTTCATGGCTCAGCCCTCCACCTTCGACAGGCGCAGCGCCTGCTCGAGCACCAGGAACAGGCGGCGCATCTCAGCCGACTGCAGCGCGAAGCGCGCATCCAGCTCCGCACGCGCACCGTCGCCCTCGACGTCGTCGAGCTGGTCCATCGCGCCGTCCAGAAACTTGAGCTTGCGGATCACCAGGTCGTCGCCGAGAACGAACGACAGGTTGTCGTCCAGCACCAGCGCCAGCTTGGTCACCTGCTTGCCGGCTTCCAGGTGCTTGTCGATCTCGTCGCCGCGCAGCTCCTGATGCTGGCACTTCACGATGGCGCCGCCCTCGATCGGGTCGCGCAACTCGGCCTCCTCGCCGATGCTCAGCGATTCCGGCAGCGGCTCGCCGGCGATCCATCCGGTGAGCACGGCGCGCGGCGCCACCTCGGCGTTGAGTGGCAGGGCCGGGAAGCTGCCGAGCATGCCGCGGATCTCCGACACGACGCTTTCGCCGACCTTGCGGCTGGAGGTGTCGACGATGGCCAGGCCATGCGCCAGGTCGAGGATCACGTCGGTGCGCGAGTTGCGCACGAAGGCCTTGGGCAGCAGCTCGTGGATGATGTCGTCCTTCAGGCGCTTGCGCGAGCGGCTGCCCACGCGGCCGCCTGTGGCCTTCTCGATCTGCGAGCATTTCACCTCGAGCGCATCGTTGATGACGGCGCCGGGCAGCATCTTGTCCTGGCCGCCGACGGCAAGCCACAGGAATTCGCCGATGCGGTGTGACAGCTGCTCGGTCTCCTCGCGGCCGAACGGCGAGACGAAGCCGCGGGAGGCCATCTCCAGCGGGCCGACTGGCTTGAGCACGAAGTTGGGCAGCAGCTCCTCTACGGCGGACAGGTCGAGGGAGGTGGGGAAGCGGAACATGGTGAGGTTGCGAAAGAACATGGTCACTCCGTGTCGGTGTGGGCTGCAGCGAAGTGCTGCGGCAGCTGTGTGAGGTCTGGGCGCTGGCCGTTGCGCCAGGCGGTCTGGTAGTTGCGGCCGAACTGCTCGCGCAGCTGGTCGATCTCGCGGGCTTCGGGTGAGAGCTGGGCCCGACGCAGCTGGCAGGCGCACTCGTAGCGCTGCAGGCGCGCGGCGTCGGTGATCTGGCGCGGCATGCCGGCGAGGTCGTGCTGCAGGATGGCGTCGAGGCCGCGGCCGAGGAGGGTGATGGTCATGCGGCGACCTGCAGCGGCAGCGGCTTCGTGTCGAGGTTTGCCCGCGCCAGCGCGACCAGCGGCGGCGGGCTAACGCTGTTGCCGCACATGCGCACCGCGGCGCTGGTGCTGATCGCCCGGCCGTCAGCGGTGTGCGTAATCCGGTAGCCGGTAGGGAATCCCTGCGCGCGGAACAGCTCGTGCGGCTTGAGCATGCGCAGGCCGATGTCGACGATCACGTACGGCGTACCCTGGATCGTTACCGTAACCAGCGCCATGCGATCGCGCGTCGTCGCGGTATCCAGCGGTTCGCGTAGGTCGACGGCGATGCCGCTGCCGTAGTACTTCACCAGAAACGCGGCGACCTGCAGCGCGCCGGCCTGCTGCTCTGCGCTGAGCGTGCACTCGATCATCCCGTGGTGCACGGCGCCTGCGCACACCGTGCCCAGCGGCTCGGCAGCATCCTGTCCGTGTGCGTTCTTGCGCATGGTGATCAGGTGCGCGGTCGCAAGTTGCTGCTGGCTGCCTGTCGCGGTGATGGTGCTCATCGGGTCGCGCGCATCGCGGCCGCCGCCTTCGTAGAAGCCGCCGTTCGCCTGTTCCAGGAAAGCCGTCATCACGCCTTGGCCGCCGCCGCTCGCGACGATGGTGCCGATCGGGCCCTGGATATCGTTGATGCCGTGGCTGAAGCGCTTGCCGGGCGTCTTGCCCTCGCCATGGCCCATCTGCACCAGGCACGGTGCTGCGATTGCGTGCTTCACGCCGCCGGCAACGATGGTGCCGAGAGGCTGCTGCAGGTCCAGTGCTCGCGGCGCCTGACCTTCGCGCTCGCCGTAGCCGGTCTGCACCAGCGTCGGCGCGATCAGGCCCAGCGCATGCGCAGCACCTGCGGGACGCTTGGCGCCGCCGCCGGCAGTGATCGTCGGCACTGGCTCCGTGACCGGGCGCCCGTCGCTTTCCCCGCGGAACTTCGCCAGCACTGGCGCGACAGCCGAGAAGTGGCCGCCCTTCACCCCGGCGCAGATCGTGCGCAGCGGCTCGTCGGCGCGCATGGTGCGCTGGTTGCTGGCATTCGAGTGTTCGGTGATGAACGGTGCCAGCTCCGGTGCAACCAGCATCAGCTCGCCGCGGTGGGCGGCGGTGATCGTCGGCAGCGGCGCCTGCACGTCATTGACCCGGTCCGAGCCCTGGTGCGTGGCTGGCACGATGAAAGGATCGGCCGACTGCAGCACGTGGCGCATGACACCCTTGGCGATGCGGCGCAGCGTGGCGTCGGCGAGCGGCCGCTTGCGGGTAAAGATCGACGGGCAGGGCAGGGAGAAGTCCAGGCAATCGGCAGCGCGCACGCGCGGTTGCTGGCCGGGCGTGGTGCCATGTGTCGGCGCCGGCCACGCGATCGGCTCGCCATCGCGGCGCGCGATCAGGAACAGTCGCTCGCGGCTGGTGCCGGCGCCGTAGTCGCTGGCGGTCAGCTTGCGCCACTCCACGCGGTAGCCCTTCGACTCCAGCGCAGTCACGAACTGACGCCAGGTGCGGCCGCTGTGGCGCTTGTCCGGCACTAACTGCTGATTCGCCACCGGCACGCGCTCGCCAGGTGCGGCCACCGTGCCGTCCATCTTCAGGACGCGGCCGGTCACCTTGCAGCGCTTGGCCACCAGTGGCCCCCAGGTCAGGATCTGCCACACGTTTTCCAGCGACAGGATGCGCGGCGCGGTGTTCGTGCCGTCGCGCAAGTCAGCGCGTAGCAGCTGGCCGATCCACTTCAGCGCAACCCATGAGAGCGCACGCGTCTTGTGGCTGCGCGGCTGGCCGCCCTTGGCTTGGCTGAAGTGCGTGCAGTCCGGGCTGGCATGGAACCAGCCGATCGGACGGCCGGCGACGTCCTTGCGCGGATCGGCGTGCCAGATATCTTCGCGGTGGTGGATCGTCAGCGGATGGTTGGCCGCGTGCATGCCGATCGCCCACTCGTCGTGGTTGTATGCCAGAGCAGGGTCGACGCCCAGCGCCTGCTTCAGCGCCTCGCTGGCGCCGCCGCCGCCGGCGAACAGGTCGACCACGATCTCGCCCGGGCGCAGGCAAGAGACCTGCGGAGCTGGGAAATTGAAAGCGAACGAGCCGTCAGCCATGGGTGCGTGCGTCCTGTGCGGTGGTGTGGAGTGCGCTCACTTCGTGATCAACCTGGTGGTGTAGGGGACGATGGTTTCGGCGCGGCGCGCGATGGCGCGCTGTGCGTAGGGAGCCAGCGGCGGCGCAATGGGCGGCAGGTTGCGGGGCAGGTCTTCGACAGGCGGCGCGGGCGCGACAGCGGCTGCGGTGGACTCATACCAGCACTTCAGCTCGCGCCAGCTCTCTTCGGGCAGGTCGATGAAGGCGCCCCGCACGTAGATGTAGTGCCCCTTGGCGTCGGGTTCGGGCGCCACAAAGTTGATGCCTTCCCGCAGGCTGACCAGGATTGAGACAGACGGCACGCCGCGCACAAGGGACTGCAGCAACCAGCTGTTGTTGGTGCCGTCCCAACTGATTTCTACGTCGTAGTGGAAACCCGTGACCACGTGGCGATAGAACAGGCGGCTCATGCGACACCGCCTTGGGGAAGAGCGCGCATTGCGTGCTCAGAGCAAGATAGATCGAACAGCTGCTGGTGAGATTCGTGGTCGCAAGCGGCGCATGTGTACGTCTTGGAGCATGTGCCGCAGTTGCGGATTCCAAACGACACACCGGTCTCGGCCGCCAGCAACGCATCAATTGCTCGTTTCGCCCCGTTTGGCCCGGCGAGCTGAGTCACGCAGACGCCATCTTTTACGACGTCAAAGCAGGTCGCGTTGCTCTGATACACAAGGTAGCCGCGGTATTTAGTCGGCTTGGCGTCAGTTGAATAGACGTCGGGGCCGTAGTCCAGGCGCCCCTTTTGATACCAGGGGTTGATGTAGGTGGTGCTCATACAGCACCACCGGCGGTGCGCAGCGCCTCATCGAACTGGTCGAGCGCCACGCGGATGGGGTGGCGGACGTGCACGGTGTCGGGGCTGCCGACGTTCGCGATCGCGATGGCGTGCTCAAGGTCGGCGGAGAGCTGGCGGCCTTTCTCGAACAGGTCTTTGACTGCGACTTGGCACTTTTCGAGGTCGTCAGCGATCAGACCGCCGTTGAAAAGCGCCACACGATTGATGACGTCCAGCACATCGACGGGCGCGCTCACTGCTGCACCTCAACGAATGCCAGGCCGTGCATCACGCACTGCGCTGCCACGGGCAGGGTGTCGGTGAGCGACGAAGGCGCATCGACCGGGATCACCGCATTGGCGCGTGCGCAGGTGTCGGGCAGGGCGTAATCGCCTGAGTCCACCGCGTCCACGGCATCGAGTGCGTCCTGCCAGCGGCGGGCGCTGAACTCGTCGCGGGTCAGAACGGTGGCGACACCCTCTGCGCAGTCCGGCACGCGGCCGGCGGTGGCGAAACCGTTGAGCGCGGCGCGGGCGATGCCGGCGCGCAGCCCCCAATCGTCGACTGTGGCCAGCTCATAGACCGCCAGCGCGGCGCAGAAGCGCGGCGAGGTGATCGACAGCTGTTCTGGGATGCCCTCACCGGTGGCGGTGGTGGGCTCTGCGGCGGGCTGGCCGGTGACGGCGCAGCCTGCGGCCAGTGCGGCGGCGAGGGCCAGGCAGGTGAGGCGAGCGGTGACGGCGCGCATCTGAGTCTCCGTGCCCCGCGGCGGAATGCCGTGTTACTGGGGCGACGGAATCAATCTACGGTATTCCGTCACTGCCTGTCAACGGAATTCCGTAGAAAATTTATTCGATCATTCCGATTCAAGGCGATCCGCTGCGGCGGCCTCGCGCTCACTCGGACCTTGGACTCTAAATGAAACCTATCGCTGTCTTGCTGGCTGGATTGATCATGGCGCCTGCGTGCGCCGCTGCCATCCCTGAAAAAATGGATATCACAGAGATGGCGAACTGCACCGCCGCCGCCATGAAAAGCGGTGATCGAGCTCTTTGGAACGAATGGCTTGCCGGCCTCAAGAAGCGCTACGCAGTGATCTACCCGGCGAAAAGTGCGGCCGAGATTGAGCAGTACACGATCGGGAGAGTGCAGGACAAGCGCAAGCGGCTTCAGGGCATGGGGATCGACAGCACCAGCGCCAACCGGGACTATCTGGCCAAGAACTGCAAGTCGTAGGGCAGGGCGCAGATCACCAACCCCACAAAGCAAAAACCCCGCCGGAGCGGGGTTGCGTGACGGGTCAGGACGCCGACTGCAGCGCCTTCGAGGCGCTGCGCAGGGACTCGTAGCTGTTGGGAACTGTGCCGTTTTCAACCATAGCTTTGAAGACCGTGTAACAGTCGCTTTTTGCACCCTCCTTGCGGAGAGTGAACTCGTCGTTGAGCCAGGCGTAAATAACAGTCTGGGGTGCGTTTGATCTGAACTGGAAGAACAAACGGTAGCGCTCGGGAAGCTGCTTTTTGACTCGGCGCCAGTGCCTGAGATCCTTCCCCAACGTATTTCCCTGAAGGAAATCGTTGTGCATCGGATTGGACGGCACAACTTGCCTTATTGCCTTGTTGACGCACACAACAAGCTTGACGACTGGATGCGATCGGTAGCCATCCGGATCTGCAGCGCGAACACGCTTAGCCTCTTCGAGCAGCCCGCTGAGGCGATCAGCGAACAGGTCGAAGCTGTAAAGGGCCCATCCATTGATTTCGGTCAACTCATCCTGAGTCATGCGCTGATTCCTTAGCCTTGGAGAAGCTCGTGCTCGTCGCAGGTCTCCGCCTCGTCGCAGAAAGCCTGCAGCTCCTGCAAAAGCGCAGCCGACAAGGGGCGAACATGATGGGGATTGCCCGCCATATCGGAGTCGATCAAAGTGAGGAACTGCCCGTCCAGAGCGTCGCTCTGCTGCCGGGCCGAAAAGTCGATTACCTGAGCGTTAGCCATGAGGTATCCCTTCTAATTTTGTGACGGCTAGGACTCCATCCAATGGGTCCTGGGTGTCAACTCTGGTTGACATGTGGCGCAGTGTACAGATGTTTCGATAAAACGAAATGAACTTTCGTTACACAACGTGTCGAATTAACGAACACCCAAACTTCGTCCCAGTTTGCTGCTTCACATTGGTGTTGCACCTTCTGTATCGGCCGCCGCGCTTCCTTCTGAAGGGCGCCGCCGCGACGCCAATCCGTTCAGGATCGGTCAGTCCCGCCAGCCGCCAACCCAGTGAACTCGACCGATGATGGTGATCGGGTGCTTTTTCGAGACCATAGGCTTGGGCTTGCGCCACTGGTGGTCACCGGCGGGGTTGTCGCTCTGGAAGTAAACGCCGGCCTCGAGCACGAGGGCGCGTTTGACGTAGTACTCGGGGTTGGCCATGCCGTCGAGCTGGATGACGTAGAGGCTGCCGTCGACAGGGCGGGTGTCGGTGGTGTCGAACAGGATCGCGTCGCCGTCCTGGATGGTCGGCTCCATGCTGTCACCCTTGCCGTAGTAGACGGCAAGGTCGCGCCCGAGCAGGCCGCGGCGGCGGAGGCTGGTTTTCTTGAACTTGAGGCTATGGGTCTCGGCGTACTCCTGCGCCTCGGCGCCGGTGCCCAGGCCGGCCGCCTGGGACCAGCCCGTTACATCAGCCCAGTCCGACTCATCCACGCGAGAGGCCGCCTCCTTCGGCCCCTTTCCGCTCTCCAGGTACTCCGGCCGTATTTGCAGGCGCGCAGCGATCTTGTGCAGCGCCGTCGTGTTTTTGGACAGGCCTAGCTCAAGGTCTGAGAGCGTCGAAACCCCGATGCCGGCGTGTTGAGCCAGCTCCTTGCGCGAAATGCCCTGCGCCTCGCGCTCTTGTCTGATCCGCTCGCCTATCGTCATTTCTGGATTTGACCGGAATTCCGTAACGGGATGCCGTTGACAACGCGTAACGGAATTCCGTAGCATCGTTCCTATGGACATGACTTGGTCGGATCGCATCAAAGGGCTCGAAGAGAGCGGCAAGTCGCTGACTGAAATCGGGCGGCTCATTGGCAAGTCACCGCAGGCCGTCAGCGATATCAAACAGGGCCGCACGCGCGAGCCGGGCGGCATGGCCGCGGTTCGCCTGCACCACCTTCACCTGTCGATAGTCGGCACCGCTGCGGCCGCAACAGCGGAGCCTTGCGCCATCGAAGCTCAAGGCGCTGTCTCGCTCACCAAGCGCGCGCTGCGCGAAAAGCTCGGCCTCGCGAACGATGCCGGCCTGGCGGTGGTGCTGAAGCTGCCGCGGGAGCAAGTCGAGGCGTGGGGCGACGACGAGCAGCTGCCTGCGCTGCCCTCGATCTTGGCTTTGCTGGCTCCTCCCGCAGTCGAGGCGCGCAAAGCGCAGGCTGACTGCGACGCCGACCGCATCGTGCCGGTCGAGGTGGCCTGACATGCGCGCGCTGCCTGACAAGTGGAACCCGCGCGTGCTGGTACGCGACTGGCTACTCAAGCCATCAAGAGCGGAATCAGAAGCCGTGCTGACGGCGCAGGCCCAGTCTCCCGAGATAGCTGCCGGCCGCCGGCTTGCACTAACCGAGCTGCGATTTTCAGTTGGTGGGCGGGGCGCAATCGTTGGTGGCGGATTGTCCGACAAGGGGCCGTTTGTGGCCACCCACGTCGGCGTCGAATTCCGCCCTTCCTTGGGCGGCGATAGTTCTACGGACCCACGCCCATGATCGAGACTTCTGCGTCCGGATCGGCCAGCTGTTTGTATGCCTGGTTCCAAACGGCGACTACCTCCTGCTGCATCCGCGGCGGTAGTTGGTTCACCGCTTCTATCGACTGGGCCCCCATTTGCAATAGGCGCTGCGCGATTTCGTCCCGTTCGTGCCAGACGCCCCATGCCAGGACTTCCAGGACCGACTGCATCGCCGTCGTGCGTGCCACGAGGACGTTGTGGTCCTCGGCCAACGCGCGGAAATGCGCATTCAACGTTTTCAAGCTGATCTCTTCTTCCATGTCGCCCTCCTTGCGGGCAGTCGTTGGAGCCGTGGGGGCACCAGCGTACCGCGATGAGGGCGACGCCTTCTTGATGCGGCCCGGCTAGAGCCGGCGCAGTTCCCGTGCAGTTGTTCTCCATGGCCGTGATGTTGCCGGCCGCCGTCACTCGAAACCACGTTCAGGTCGAAACCCGATGAACATCACCGACGCCGCATACCACACCGTTCACGCATACCCAGGCGGCAGCGTGGCGCTTGCCACACGCCTGATCACCACGAAGGATGATGGCCGCGAGCGTGCCATGTCCGACGCGGTGCTGCGCAGCAAGGTCAACCCGAATACCACGACGCACCACCTGACGCTGGCCGAGGCCAGCCAGATCATGGGTGTGACCGGTGACGACCGCATCCTGCATGCGCTAGCAGCGGAGCACGGCTACACGCTCACCCGCACCGGCGCGCCGACCAGCGGCACGATGCTTACCGCGCTGCTGTCCGCTTCTTCAGCCAAGGGGAAGCTGTCACAGATCATCAGCGAGGCTATCGATGACGGGCGCATCACGCAGAACGAGGCCGCTGAGATCGCGGTGGCGTGCACCGATGCACAAGCGCAGCTCGCGCAGGTCGCCCAGCACGCGCGGGCAGCTGCCGAAGCCGGAGCGCAGTGATGTCCTACGGAGCCAAGCACCCGCTGGTGGTGAAGTCGCTGCAGGCGACTCCGCCAGGACTGAAGGGTAAAGAGCTGACGGCGGTCGAGTTCGCGCGTTCGATGGCTGACTGCACGCGCTGCGTTCGCGAGTCGGTGAGTGGTCAGTTCGCTTCGACAGTGAGCTTCTTCAAGCGCGACCAGCTGGCTCTCCGAATCAAGCATTTGGATGCACGCATTGCTTACTGGGAAGCCCGTGCCGAAGAGCTGGAGCGCGAAGCAGCGCAGGGCGGTGGTCAATGAGGGTTGAAGACCAAGCGCTGCGCCTCGCTGCTGAGGGCTGCAGCCGGGCCGAGATCGTGGCCGCCACAGGCATCACCAGAAACCGCGCGAAGAAACTCAAGCAGCAAAGCGCCGCCGACGCGGCAGACCAGCTGCAGAAGCAGATCGCCTCTGCATTTCGGGCTTGGCCGGCGGCTGTTTCTCCCGATCAAGTGATCAGCCTATGAGCACCATCATCATGTCGCAGTGCTGGCCGCTGCAGGGCCTGAGCGTCACGCAGAAGGCGGTGCTTATCTCGCTGGCCGACCAGGCTAACGACGATGGCGTCTGCTGGCCTGCGATTGGAACCATTGCCCGCCGCTGCTGCATGTCCGAGCGCGCTGTCCGCAGCGCCATGGATCATCTGGAAGCGGTGGGCATCCTTGCCCGCGAGCGTCGCTTCAACAGCAGCTCCAATTACACCGTGTCGCCGGCCAAATACGACCAGTCGAAAGTGGCCGCGAAGGGCAAGCGCAAGGTTGGTAAAGCGGAGATTTCGGGCCCTGCATCGGGCGCAGGGGATGCGCCCCGTGCAGGGGGTGCGCCCGATGCACCCCCTGGTGCGCCCGGTGCAGGGGGTGCGGCAGCGGGCGCAGGTCTGGACCTGCACGGGGCGCCGCCTAACCGTCATATAACCCTCATTGAACCGCCAGTTGAACCGTCATCTCCGACGGGCCTGTCGGCGCCGCCGGCAGCCGATGCCGAGACGGAGCTTCAGGCGGCATGCCGCTGCACGTGGGCTGCGTACGCAGCGGCGTATCGGAAGCGGCACCACGTCAACCCGGTGCGTAACGCCAAAGTCAACGCCAACGTGAAGCAGCTGGTGCAGCGCCTCGGTCGCATCGAGGCGCCACTGGTGGCCGAGTGGTTCCTCAGCGTCAACGAGCGCTACGTGGTGCAGGGCATGCACGACCTCGGCGCGCTGCTGGCCAAAGCCGAGGCGTACCGCACGCAGTGGGCCACCGGTCGAACCATGACCCAGACGCGCGCTCAGCAGGCCGACCGCACCGAATCCAATTTCAGCGCCGCTGATGAGGCGATCGCAATTCTCGAAGCACGGAGGAGCGGCAATGCTCAGCACTGAAAACCTGCACCGGCTGGTGAAACTGCTGGTGGCCACCGCCGAGGTCATCGGCGATGAAGTCCGGCCTGCAGCTGCGGCGCTGATGGCTGAGGACCTGTCCGCCTACCCGATGCCGGTGCTCGAGAAGGCGCTTGTGCAATGCCGCCGAGAGTTGAAGGGCCGTCTGTCGCTGGCTGCGGTGTTGGAACGCGTGGACGACGGTCACCCGACACCGAACGAAGCGTGGGCCGTCGCGGTGCTCGCCGCTGACGAACGAAACACGGTGGTCTGGACTTCGCAGACGCGGGCCGCCTGGTCCGTGGCTCAGCCGTTGATGAACATCGGCGACAAGATCGCCGCGCGGCAGGCTTTCCTCGAAAGCTATGGCCGCTTGGTCAAGGATGCGCGCGCTGCGAACGCTTGCGGTAGCTACGTGGCATCGATCGGTTTCGATTCGGCAGGCCGGGATGCTGCGCTTCGTCAGGCGGTGACGCGAGGGCAGCTGTCGCACGATCAGGTCGCCCAGCATCTGCAGATTGCAGGCCCGGCACCGGTGTTCAATGCCGCGGCGCTCCTGAGTGGCCACGTGGAAGTTGCACCGCACGCGTCGGCGGACGTGCGCAAGCGGCTCGAAGAGGTGGCCGAGCTGTTGGGCATGAAGCCGAGCGCGCAGGCGGTAGCGGCATGAAGAACTACCCGACTCGCGTACGCGAATGGCTGAAGGCCAACCCCGGCGCACACACGCCGCAGGTGATCCTGGACGGCATGGGCATCGAAGCCGGCGCGCAAGCACGGCGGCCGTACTACAGCGCCATGAAGGACAACAGCGAGGGCGGCTATCTGAAGCGCTCCGGCACTGGCCGCCGCACGGCCTACGAATTCCTGTGTGACCCGGCGCCGCGCGCAGTAGGGACCAGTCAGCAACGGATCGAGAAGCACCGCGCATACATGCGCCAGCGCCACGTCAACAACGGCGGCCGGACGCTTGCCGAACGACGGGAGGACGAGGCGCTGCGCAAGGCAGCACGTGCCGAACGGCTATTGCGAGAACAGGCCGAGCGCCGCGCTCTTCGCCAAGTGCAGCGCGACCTCACGGAGCGGGCACGCCCGGCGCGCAAGCCGCAGCCGAAGCGATTGCCCAACGGACACACCGTAATTGCCGTGCGCGCCTCAGTGGCTCGCCGCGCCGCTGCGGCGGCCGCATGCGCGCCGGCTCAGAGCGTCGCCGACTGGATCCGCGCAGGCGGGCAGGTGATGCGCCTGCCGGGGGTTGAGCAGTACATCCCTGATCGGTGCCGCGCTTGATCACTCTGACGCTCCCGTGGCCGAGCAAGGACCTGTCGCCGAACGCGCGCGTGCACTGGTCACGCAAGGCGAAGGCCACGAAGTCAGCACGTCAGCGCGCCGTGCTTACAGCCTTCCAGGCCGGCTGGAAGGGCATGCAGTTGCCGGCAGGCCGGTTGCATCTGTGGATCGACTTCTACCCCCCGACAAAGCAGATGCCGGACGACGACAACATGCTCGGCCGCTGCAAGGCGTACCGCGACGGCCTAGCCCAGGTGTTGGGCATCGACGACCAGCGTTTCATTTCCCACCCGCTGGTGCGCGCTGAGCCGCGCAAGGGCGGCGAGGTGGTTTTCATCATCACCGGCGCGAGCCAGGACGTGCACCCATGAGCCACCTCACCATCGCCGGCGACGCGCCGGCCGTCACCAGCCGAGAAATTGCTGAACTGGTCGAATCGCGTCACGACAACGTGCGTGTGGCCATCGAGCGGCTCGCCGAGCGCGGCGTGATCGCTTTACCTGCGGCGCAGGAAAAGCCCACCGGTGGGCGCCCGAGCATCGCTTACGTCTTCGCCGGCGAGCAGGGCAAGCGCGACAGCATCGTGGTCGTCGCGCAGCTGTCGCCGGAGTTCACCGCGCGCTTGGTCGACCGCTGGCAGGAGCTGGAACGCCGCATCGCCGCGCCGGCCGACCCGCTTGCGCTGCTTTCTGATCCGGCTGCGCTGCGCGGGCTGCTGGCCAGCTACGCGGGCCGCGTTGAGGAGCTGACCCCGAAGGCCGACGCCCTGGACCGGATCGCCATTGCCGATGGCTCGCTCAACCTGCGCGAGGCGGCCAAGACCATGCAGGTGCCGGAACGCAAGTTTCTGGCGCTACTGGAGCAGAAGCGCTGGATCTACCGCCACCCGCTGTCCTCGACATGGCTGGCCTACGCCGGCCGCCTGCACAGCGGCTGCCTGGAACACAAGGTCACGACTGGCCAGAAGCCGGACGGCACCGAGTGGATCAACACGCAGGTGCGCGTCACCGCCAGGGGCTCGCCAATCTGGCCAAGGCGCTGAGCGTGTCGGCCGCACTTTCCACCGTTACGCACCACTGAGGCCCCGATGAGCGAAGACCTGATTTCCGACCAGCCCGCGCCGCAGCCGCGCCGAATGAAGCAGCCGACCAAGGACGTGCTGCGCGCCAACCTGCGCAGCAACGCGCAACAGCTGATCGACCTGCGCGCCGAACATCAGCAGTTCCGTGCGAGCTGGTGCTGGCCGCTCTACGTCTGGACGCAGCGGCTGCGCACCGCGCTCGGCCGAACCGGCAAAGGCCAGGCATGACCGCGCTGGTCAAGCGCTCGGCCTGGGCGCGGAACCAAGCCAGCCAGATACGTGCGCGGCTCGAAGGCATCCACAGCAAACCCGCCATTGGCGAGCGCGAGCGTAAAAGCAAATGCGCCGCGATCCAGGCCAACGAGTACCAGGCTCGCAAGTTCGAACGCATCGCGGCAGCAGCAGAGAAGAGGGGAAATTGATGGACACGAACACCAACGCAGCCGACCCGCGCGCCGCGCGCCACGAGTTCCAGTCGCTGGACGACGCGACGCACTGGCTGCTGTTGCAGGGGGCCTCGTGGGCAAACGTGCACGTCGACGGTCAGGTGTGGTGCCTGGGCCGCGACGGCAGCGCAGAGCCGGTGCAGGGGAGGGCCTGAGCATGGCCGAATTCGACAGCTTCATCGAGGCGACGCGCTCCGACCTGGAATGGTGGGGCTACGAATTCGCGCTGCACCGGGACATGGATTATCTCGGCCTGGCCAGCAAAAACATGCTGCAGGTGCTGATCGAGCACCGCGGCGAGATGCCGCCGCCCAATGTGGGCTTCAAGCCGATGGAGGTGGACACCCGCGCCCAGCGCGTGGAGGACGTGGTCGGCGGCATCGCCCGGCAGGACGTGGTCATGGCCTGCGTGCTGCGCGGCTACTACTGCGGACGCGGTCGCAAGAACTTCGAGCGCATGGAGACGGCGAACAACCTGATCGCCAACGCCGGGCACGCGCCGCTGCGCCAGGGCGCCTACCTGACCCTGCGCGCGGCCGGGTTCGAGCTGGTCGGCCGGCGCCTGCGCCCGAACGCGGTGCGCCCGATGCTGCAGGTGGTCGCATGACGAACTTCGCCGACGTGGGGGCATGGCTGCACGGCGCAGACATGGGGGAGCTGATTCAGGCCAAAGAGGCGCTGGACAGAGCTCTCCAGGTAAAGAAAGACGAGGACCGGATCCCGGCGCTTCGTGTCGAGGCTTGCGGCCTGATCGTCGCCTATTTCCGCCATGGTGAGGAAGCGAAAGCGCTGGAGTATCTGCTCCAGCACCACGAGGAGATCGCCGGCGAAGCGATATGCATCCGCCCGGTGCGGCTCCTGCAGTCGGAGGCAGAGGCGGATCTAGCCCTGAGGTGGTGGTGATGCGCCACAGCACCGGCACGCCGACAGCCGAGGAGGTGGTGCGGTTCGAGCTGTCGAAGGAAGGGCCGTGCATGGCGTGCGTCGTCCGCATGGCAGCCGGCCTGCTGCCGCAGCAGCTGGTGGTGGTGGGCTGCGACTACAACCATTGCAAGAGCGGCAACCGCCGGCGCGGCCACCTGCTCGGGTATGCGCTGTGCCTATGGCACCACCGTAAGCACCCGATGCAGCGCCTGACGACCAACGGCACTGATACGCCCAGGGTTCCG